GTTAACCGCTCGCGTTATTCTGTCCTCGTGGTTGCCAATTAAAAAATGGCGCTCCGGTAAGAATTGCGCGTGTTTAGTTTCGCGGCGTCGCCGGTTGTATTCGTTAAGCGGTGCGCAAAGAATATCGAACGCGTTGTTTGCCGCTTCGATGTCCAGTTTGTAGCGTCGCCCCTCGAAAGTTTTTTTGCCAACGTCATACGACGACAACGACGGCATGTCGGCGTGGTCGCCTAAGTGAACAACAACCGAGGGCCGCCGGTCCACTATGTAACGGCCGATCCATTCCAAATGCACGGTAGGAACGTCGGGTTTCGCTTGTGTGTCCGGAATAACGAAATGGGTTCGCGACCGGTCAACCTCGTCGAACTCGTCGAACTCGTCGTGCATGATTTTCCTAACCGTTACCAGCGTCGTTTGTTGCGGTGGTGAATTTGTTCGTGCCGGTCCAACCGGTCGGCAACTGTTTCAACTTTGGAGTCAACGCGGTCAACCGATGAATGCAAATCCAAAAGGCGGTCGCGCACGTCGGTAACGATTTGGCGCGACTCGGCGTGTTGGTCGGTATTTTCTTGCCGCAACTTTACGATTTGAACAATCAGCGTGGTTATTGCGCCAACAACTACCGCAACGCCCGAAAGAATTGCAATAACTTCTGCGGCGCCAAACCCAGCGGCGTCGGTAATTGTTTGCGCAAACACAACCGGTTACACCTTGCCGTCGTTTCGTGGCAATGTTGCCAACGCGTCCAACCATTCGGCGGGCGCCGGATCGACAGTTTCAACGCCTAAGAATTGCAACATTCGTACTTGGCTCATATCGGTCAGCGCCACTTTGGAATTGCCGCAAGCGTGAAAACCGCGGGCAGGGTTGTAACGGTGGTCGAACATAATTACCGATTTCATTTCGTTGTCCTCGTCGGGTGTAGGTGTAGGGGTTGGTGTCGAATAGAAGGGACGGGCAATTTCGGCAATTCCGCCAGCGTAGCCGGACCGGTCAAACCGGTGCAGCACCCGTTGGACGCGGTTTTGCCAGTTGCCGTTGATACAAACAAGGCCGGACCCGTCAACCGCGACGGCCTCAACCATCGCAATATGGTCATAACCGCCGTTCGGTTCGCCATAATCGAACGCAACCAAGTCGCCAGCGCGTGCGCTTCTTACGTCAGTAGAACAGCGACCTTGTTGCCGGTATGCGTCGAACATTCCGGAAACCCAAGCGAACCGCAAAGGTTGGCCGGTCATTGTTAAAACATACGATTGGAAAATGGCGCACCACGGCGTTGTTTGGCTTGCGGGGTACCAGTTTGTAAAACGTTGCGGGCCTTCGCCTAAAAACGAGCGCGCAACGTTTAGGGTTTCGTCAACTGTCGCCATTAGGTTTCCAATCGTCCGGCAATGGTTCGCCAATTTGTTCGCCTGAATTGTTCGGGTTTGGAATGTTTTGCAAATCCTCGTCGGTTGCAATTAACGGAACAACGCCGTCCGCTAAATAAGGGGAATAGTTTGCGTTTATCATGGTGTTGTTGCCGGTCCGATGTCCTCAACAACAATCATTCCGTCAGAACCTAAATAACGATTAGCAAAACCGGCGCCGCGTCGGTACATCGCACGAAATGTTTGAGAACCACTACTAGCGAAAGTTTCAACAATTGAAACCGAACCGTTTTGTGGTTTGCCGATTTCAATCCAGTTTTCTGCGCGTACTTTTGTAGTTCCTGAACCGTTATCAATCAGAATGTGGCCAATACCGTTTCCGTCTGTCGAAAGTGTGCCTAAATTGAACGTCGCACGATAAAGGCGATTGGCAACTGCGCTGATCGTAATTGATCCGTTTGTCACGGCCGTGTCGGTGTTGCCTGTGTTTGCGTCCCAAGATAAACCGGTGCGGTAAGCCATACCGTTAGTCCCACCCGACGTTGCAGGCATTAAGCCCCACGGCATATTCCAACCGCCGCCACGTTGCCACGCGCTACCGTTGTAAATGTAAAAACCGCGGTTCACGTCGCTCGAATTTATGTAGGCAACCATGCCCGCTTCCGGTGCGGTAATCGCGGAATCGCGCGCGGTTGTGCTCGCGAAAACCATGACCGCCTGCTCCATTAGGTAGTTGTTAACGTCGCTGGCCGTTAATACCGAACCCGCCGTGAAATTTTTGAACCCTGATCCCATTGTTGTTTCCTTTTGCTGTTAGTAGAACAACAAACCGGTGTCCAGTTTGCCGTATGTTGTGTTGTCAAGAATAAGAAAGTTCGTAAAGAACGCGGCAGAAATAAGCCCGAACGTTGTGGTCCAATCCGCCGGCGAACCTTCGTGAGAAATTGAACCAATAAAAGCGTCCGTTTCAACCGGTGAACCGCCGCCGACAACGTTGAACTTAATCGTAACGCGGTCGCGCAAACGTCGGCCTAGCGCTTGTTTCCATAATCCGTCGGGGTCGCCCAATGGTTTAATCGTAAGCGATGAGGGGCGTAGTTCGGGGTTCGCATATTGCGCCGCCAACGCTGTCGCTAAATCGTTCGCCTTTTGTTGTCCGTAGGTGCTGTCGCCGCCGTAAGTTGTGGGAAGTGGTGCTTCGATTTGCAACGTGCGAGCACCGTAAAGGCTGATCGATTCCACGTTGCTAACAATTGCG